CTCAGATAATGCGTGTGTGTCTGCTTCTTGGCTTATGATTGAGGACGGTCAAACATTGGGTCCTATGCAAGAGAGCGTGTGGTTTCATAATGATCACCCAGTTCCTGACAGCCGGGAACCTCTGCAGAGAGATCTGTCCCGGGCAGATATCGTAGTCTGCCACAATACTAAATTCGATGTGACCTGGCTGCTAGAGATGGAGTTTGATTTACCTGATAAACTTTGGTGTACGATGATTGGTGAATATATCTTTGCTCGAGGTATCCGCCAATTAAAAAGTCTCAAGGCTACAGCTGAGAGACGAGATGTTACGCGAAAGAAATCTGAGCTGATCGACCAGATGTTTAAAGATGGCATCGGGTTCGAGAAAATGCCCCTGGAAATAGTTTCAGAATATGCAGCTGCTGATGTGATCAGTTGTGCAGAAATCTATTTAGCGCAGCTGGCCGACCTGAGAGATGAAAAGAACGCTGGGCTGTGGCCCATATTCACTCTGATGAACGAGATGACTTGGTTTTTAATCGAGATTGAAAGAAACGGTATCTGCATCGATTTAGATGTGCTCGAAGAGGTGCGCGTTGAGTTTGAGACCGAGCGAGACGAAATTATTGAGTATCTTGCAAAGATCGTAGTGAAGATGATGGGTGATACCGTCACTAACCTCTCGTCGGGTCAAGACATGACCCGGCTGATCTACGGCTACGAATTTAAAAGCGATGTCTGCAAGAAGGCATTCTGCAAAGCATTTAATATCGGGCTCGGCCCGGACGGTAGACCCCTTTACCCACCGCGCATGTCTGAAAGTGAATATGTATTTAACGTCAAGACTAATATGCAACGGGCGTACAAAACGATTGCTGAACGCTGCTCTCAGTGCTCCGGCTCCGGCAAGCAGCATCGAGTAACACTAAAAGGTGACCCGTATAAAAAACAACCCGCCTGTAAAATGTGCGAGGGATCTGGTGCGTTGTACCGTGATCAAACTACTAAGGCTGGTCTTGGGCTGGTGCCAGAAGGCCCAGCGGATGCCTCTGCTAACGGGTTTAAAGCTGATAAACTGACTATAAAAAGACTGTTGCTCCAGGCCAACCGAAGAAACAATCATGTGGCGGTTGAATTTTTGACCAAATACAGCAGATTGAATGCTTTGAATACTTATCTGAACAGTTTTATCAAAGGTATTGCAGCACATACTAGACCAAGCGGCCTTCTACATGCCAATTTCAACCAGACCACCACTGCAACGGGAAGATTGAGTTCTAGTAGACCAAATTTTCAAAATATCCCCAAGGGCAGCAAGTTCCCGGTTCGCCGCGCAGTCGTAAGTCGATTTGAAGGCGGAAATCTCTGCGAAGTTGACTATTCCCAGCTCGAATTCCGAGTTGCTGGGATTCTCAGCGGCGACGAACAGATTATCAGCGATGTTCTGAGCGGAAAAGACATACACACCCAAACCGCTATGATTATTAATCAGTGCAGTGCTGATAAAGTTACTAAAAAGCTTCGTTCACAGGCAAAGAGTCTGACGTTTAGTCCTTTATTTGGCGGGATGGGTATGTCTGAGCCACCGCATGTACAGGAGTATTTTAAATCATATTTCCGAATCTATTCTGGGCTCAAGTCTTGGCACAAGAAATTGATGGACGGTGTGATGGATAACGGATTGGTCACAATCCCCTGTGGTCGTGAATTTAGTTTCCCTGATGCAAAGCGGCTGCGGAATGGGCGCGTGACCGGGGCCACTCAAATAGTAAATTTCCCGGTCCAATCTCATGCCACGGGCACGATAGTGCCATTGGCCTGTATTAGGGCCCTAAAAGCGTTCCGAGAACGCCAGATGCGCTCTAAACTGATCTTGACCGTACACGATAGTTTGGTTGTGGATATATTCCCAGGTGAGCTGGACAAAGTGAAGGAAGCCCTCGTCTGGGCGATGCGGGACATCAATCCTGAGATAGAAGAGCGGTTTGGATACGCCCCATCGCTGCCTCTAGATATAGAAGCCGAAATTGGACGAAATTGGATGGAAATGTCGGAACTAGGCTTGAGTTAAGGTAACTTCTAAGGTATCATGTATTTTCTTAATAACGCATAGGATATGCTATGAACGAACTAGCTACGACAGCTGAGTTGGCAGAAGTAAACGCCATTTTCGCAGATCAAGGACAGAACGTCGAAGAGGTCATAAAAATACCTTTTCTAAAGGTCCAGTACGACAGCGCTTTATTCATGAAGAACCCAAATTGCCGAATGGGGATGTACTCTATTAGCGGCCCTCACCCAATCTACGCAGAGACAGTTAAAATGCGTGTGCTCCTGGCACACATACAATGGCGTCAGCAAAATTCTGAAGATTTCAAAATGGTGAATAAGTCCATCCTAATGGACAACCGTGGGCAGGAACCTATCGACATGCTGGGTGGCGTCAGATGTGGCAGACCTGATCCAGATCTATGGAAAGATATGTCAGATGCTGAAAGGAAGCCGTTTAAGGATCGGGTATGCACCCATGTGTTGCGCGGCCTTGTTTCTTACAAGGGTATCTACGCTGACGGCAGCGAGGGGCTGGTAGACAACCAGCCTGTTCAGTTCCACATGAAAGGACTTAATTTCATGCCCATCGCTAACATCATGCGCGACTTTAAGAAAATGGGCAAAAACGTCCGTGATGTTTGGCTAGATATGAAAACAGATCTCCAGGGCAAGACTTTTGTCAATAACATCGAGATAGATTACAGCACTCCCGCTCTGCTGGATTCCGCAACTGTAGCAACGGTTAAGGTCTTTAATGAACAAGTCCGCTCAGAAAACAATTTTGTTAAGAAACAGTATTACAAAGCTCAAGGCGCTGTAGAGCATGTTGATGGTGCCGATAACGACAGTTATGCCGCTGCGCTGGAGCACAGCGCGTAATTGGGGCTGGATACCCTCGAGCTAGAACTTCACGCACTGATGCAGTCTCTCTCAAACGGAGAGACTGTTGATGTAGATCCCGAAGTTTTTGAGGAAGCGGCCACACAAATTGTTGCCGCTTTCAAAAAGCAGCTCACGATCAAAAGAGAGAAAGACTTTCGTGTCCGCGCCAGCAATGTGGGCCGTCCGCTTTGCACTCTCCAGATGGAGAAGGCAGGGGAAGAACGAGAGCCCATGCCGTACAACCATATTATGCGAATGATGATAGGTGATTGCGTCGAGGTAATCACGAGAATGCTGCTGACAATCGCTAAATGTGATGTGACCAGTGATGGTGATGACGTTAAACTAGCCGTTTCAAAAAGCATTATAAATGGCTCTAGCGACATCGATATCGGCGGTCGAGTTATGGACATAAAATCGTCCGCTCCTTGGGCATTTAAGAATAAATGGTCAAAGGGATTTGAAGCCCTGTTGATGTCAGATGATTTTGGCTACGTTGGCCAGCTGTTTGCCTACGCAGATGCTCAGAAGAAGCCGCCAGGCGGTTGGATAGTTGTAGATAAATCCTCCGGCGAACTTCTTGTAGTTCCTGTAACGGCAACCCCTTCCGAGATTAGAGCTATCCGTGCTCGTCGGAAAGAGACCGTGAGGTCCCTCGAGCAGGGTGCGCCCTTTCGCCGTAGCTTCGAAGCCAACATCGAAACCTTCAACCGCAAAGAAACAGGCGAAAAAAACCTCATCAAAACCTGCGAGTTCTGTAACTACAAAAGGCCGTGCTGGCCAGAAGCCAGGCTCCGCCCCCAAAAAGCGAGCAAAGCCAAAAGCCCCCCGCTGAAGTGGTATCTAAATGTCCATTAAAACATCCTCTGCCAAAGCAAAGGGCCGGAAACTTCAGCAGTGGACCGTTAATAAGATCCTAGCTAGGTGCCCCCAGCTCGAGCCAGATGACTGTAAATCCAACCCAATGGGAGCGCATGGTGAGGACTGTTTGATGTCCCCAGCAGCACGGCGTCTCCTAGGAATTACTGTTGAGTGCAAGGCTAGAAAAAGCCTCGCTGTCTATAGCTACTACAGCCAAGCCAGCGCCAATGCCCCAAAGGGCATGGAGCCAGTTGTAATCATTAAAGCTGACCGCAAAGAGCCCCTGGCAGTTGTGGATGCAGCTTACTTTATCAAGTTACTCACAAAGGAAATCAAACATGATTAAACCCTTGAAGTTGCAAAAGAACATGATGGCGCTTGTGATGCAAATTCAGCCAGACGGGCAGCTGCGGATCATGTCTCAGCAAAACCTAGATCAGAAATCTTTAAGCGAAGAAGACTATGAGCTTCAGTTGGATTTCCTGCAGGGCCTGGGTGTGCATGTCCAAACCGCTGCCGAGCTAATCATCACCACAGGGCACATGTCCCGGTTACTGGAGGAGGAGGATGAGTTTGACGAAGACGACGAACTTATCTTTGAGCCTGACGAAAAGCTGCTTGAGCTCCTTGCCGCTAGGAAAGTCCTCCAGTTCAAAAAGAAGCTTAACTGATGGCAAAATGGGAGCTGAAAAACATCGAACCCCGTAACCAAAAAGATACAATGGTATCCTCTCCAGATCACTACCAGAACAGCAGAATCGAATGTATCGACGCTATGGCTGCGATGGCGGAAGAGACGGTACTACAGGCTCATGCCGCGCACCTTTGGCAGACAGCTTTTAAGTACCTCTGGCGCTTTCCAACCAAGCACAAATTTGCAGCTGGGCAAATACAAGACCTCAAAAAATGTCGCTGGTATATCGACCGACTGATACAAGAAGTTGAGGATTGAGGTATGACAATCCAAATCGATGTATCGGCTGACGATTTTGAATTTGAAGCCGCGCATAAGAGAATTAATCAGACCCCACTCGAAATGGTCCGTGAGTTTGCGATGTGCATGGACCACCCTTTGCGCCAAAAGTGGCTCAGTAAAAGCACTGAAGCAGTAAAGCTTGAACACATGCGGTGGGAGCTTATCGCAGAGGAGTTTTGGGAAGCCAGCGACGAGTCTGAGGCCAAACAGCACCCCGAGGCCATGCTCAAAGAGATGGCCGATATCATCTATGTAGTTTTTGGATATTGCGCGACCTATGGCTGGGATCTGGATGAAGCAGTCCGCCGAGTTCATGCAAGCAACATGTCTAAGATGGGCCCAGACAGATCACCAATAAAACGTGAAGACGGCAAGGTCCTTAAGGGCCTCAACTATAAAAAACCAGACCTATCAGATCTCGTTGGAGTAAAATAATGAGCAGCTTTAAATCTAATCTTAATCCCGCTTTCCGATCAAAGTTTAGTGAGGATATCTTTAACCACAAATACGCACATGATGGCGCTGAAACGTGGGACCAACTAGCATCAACTCTGGTATCTGAGGTTTGTGGCGGTTCTATGTCGCGTGGCGAGATCGAAGATCTGACCCGCTACGTTAAAGAAATGAAATTTATCCCCGGCGGACGGTACTGCTATTACGCTGGAAGACTAAATAAGTATTATAATAATTGCTATCTTCTGAAGGCTGAAGAAGACAACCGGGAAGATTGGGCAAACATGTCCTGGAAGGCTGAATCCTGTCTAATGACAGGCGGCGGTATCGGTGTAGACTATTCCAAATATCGAGCAGCTGGCTCTCCGATAACCAAAACTGGGGGACAGGCCAGTGGGCCTATCCCTAAGATGGAAATGATTAATTCCATTGGCTCGAAAGTTATGCAGGGCGGGTCGAGACGATCAGCGATTTACGCAAGTCTCAATTGGCAACACGGAGACATAAGCACATTCCTTAAAGCTAAGGATTGGCACAATATGACTGTGCCAGGGCAGACTGCCAGCCTGTGGGATCTAAAGCAGCTGGATTTCAATTGGCCAGCTCCGCTCGACATGACAAACATCTCAGTGAACTACGACACAGCTTGGCTGATGGAGTATTATAAAACAGGCAAAGTCGGCGATGTATTTATGCAAAATGCTAGACAAGCGCTTCAGAGTGCTGAGCCAGGGTTCAGCTTTAATTTCTTTGAGAAAGAAAACGAAACACTACGCAACGCATGTTGCGAGGTAACGTCTGAGGACGATAGCGATGTGTGCAACCTAGGCTCAGTCAATATGGGCCGGATAGAGTCCCTCACAGAGATGGCTGACGTTGTGCAGCTAGCTACTAAATTCCTGATGTGTGGAACGCTTAAAGCGGACTTACCTTATGAAAAAGTCTACGAAACCCGGCGTAAAAATAGACGCCTGGGCTTAGGTCTAATGGGTATGCATGAGTGGCTAGTACAACGAGGATATAAGTATGAGGTTACTCCAGAACTTCACAGTTGGCTGTCCGTCTATAAGGGCGTCAGTAACAAAGTTTCAAAGGGCTTTGCTGACGAATTGGGAATTTCGCGGCCTGTCGCAAACCGAGCGATTGCGCCAACGGGCTCTATTGGTATCCTGGCTGGCACTAGCACTGGCATCGAGCCTATATTCGCTGTTGCCTATAAGCGGCGGTATCTAAAAGGCGCTAATCGTTGGGTATATCAGTATGTGGTAGATAGCGCGGCCCAGGATCTGATTGATAGGTATGGAGCACGGCCAGATACCGTTGAGAGTGCGCTAGACCTAGCGGATGATTATGAACGCCGCATGGCATTCCAGGCTGACGTGCAAGACTACGTGGACATGGCTATTAGCAGCACCATAAATCTCCCTGCCTGGGGAACGAAGCAAAACAACGAGGATAAAGTCGAAGACTTTGCAAATACGCTTGCGAAGTATGCCAGCAGATTGCGGGGCTTCACCTGTTACCCAGATGGCTCTCGCGGCGGTCAGCCGCTCACACCAGTGCCATATAACGAGGCGGTTGAAAAGCTGGGCACAGAATTTGAGGAACATATCGAGACGCATGATATCTGCGATATTTCGGGTAATGGAGGAAGTTGTGGGGTTTGAATCAGACCATATATCTGAAATAAACGAGCGATAGTACTTTTACAAAAGTACTTAATATGGTAACTCTTAATGTGCCAGGCAGCAAAAAGCCCCCCAGCATTGACCGAGAGGCTTTATTGCGATATTTAATTAGACAGACATTGGGGTTCTTGGTCGTTCTCCGTTGTCTGTTCTACAAGCCCAGGGGTAGCTCCTCTGGGCTTACTTATTTGTA